AACCCTACTTTCGTTTAGACTTTAAGGTTGTTTCAATAATGCGGCAAGAGAAAACTGCTGATAGAGCAGAGGTTATATCTATGAACCTAATATCGGTTCATGCTTATAATAACAGCGTGTTAAAAATCAGTAAGTCATATACTGGAAAACTTGAAGAGATATCTAAAAGTATTCTGAGAAATTTTCTGGATGTCGAATCTGCTTCAAATTTTACACTACCCGATGGAAGAGAATTAGTGACTGTAGATAATAGCGGTTCGGAACAAGAACCTATTAAATTACTTGTACCATACCTGAGTCCACTTGAGACTGTTGAGTGGTTGACAGAAAGAGCAACTGACCGATGGGGAACTCCATTCTTTATCTGGGGAAGCATCTGGGGTCAGAACATGAGCGAGACAACAACATTGCGTTTAGGAAACTTTATGACAATGGTAACTAATGGAATAACAATATCTAATGAAACAAACGGAACAGAAAAAAAGGATTACATCTATTCGCAAGTCCAAACCAATCTCAAAGCGCCCGAAGGTTATAAGGGTGCTAAAAGAATAATAAAGAATATCAAATTCGCCAACATCGAAAATACTTTGAAAATGATAAGAGAAGGCGCAGTAGGAAGTACTATCTCTAATCTTGATACATATACGAGTCAGGACATATCTAAACTTTATAGCGCAAACGAATTTCTCGAAACTTTAAACGGTGGCGAAGCAGACGGAGATATACTGCAAACGGTCTATGACCAAGAAGACCAACTAAAAATAGCAGACGAGGTAAGACCAACATCCTACTGGTCGGCAAGACAAAGAAGCACTGTTACATCCTATGGAACATACGCAACTGTTAATAGTATTCATGATGCAATCGATGAGTCTTCCCTTTTAAATAAAGTTAGACCCTTATCTATCCGAAGCATGTTGGCGAGAAATATGCTTGAAATAGAAGTTGACGGAGTTGGAATACTAGAGGATGAGTTGAGTGTCGGTAATGTTATTAAGGTTCACTTCTTAACAGAAGATACAGCATCAGATACCCTTACTGGATCAAATACAGAAAGGAGCGGATACTACCTAATACAAAACTGTAGACACATCTTTGATAGAGAACGGCACGATGCTGTCCTTATGATTTGTAAGGTCGCGCAAACTGATATTGTAAATGACGATAGTTTGGATAGGACTTAATGAAAACGATACCAACAGAGTTTTACGGTGATAATGTCCGATGGTTTATGGGACGCTGCATCGATGCCTCACCACCGCCAGGTCTTGAGGGTAGAATAAAGGTTCGTGTCTTTGGAGTTCACTCTCAGAACACAGACGATATCCCACAAAGAGATTTGCCTTGGGCGCAAGTTATGAATCCTTCTAGTTCATATGGTGTTTCTGGTCTGGGTGTTAACACACAGATACTGCCAGGGGCAATGATCTTTGGTATCTTCCTTGATGGGACTTCATCACAGTTGCCGATGGTCTTGGGTTCCCTCCCAAACATAGAGTATCCAACATCAGTTCAAGCAGCATCAAGAGAAGACATATCAACAAATCCCTTTGCTTTCATATTCGATCAAACCAATGCTGCTGTTCAAGACCCTGTTTATTTTGGTACTCAATCAGATGATGGACTTAGTTTTGTTGAAGTCCAAGCACAACCAAGGGTAGATAAAAATGATGTCGCGAGATTCTTTATTGACAATGGACTGAATGCAAAACAGGCATCTTCAATGACGGGAGTGCTTATGGCAATCAGCGGTTTGAGTTCTACCAAACCAGGAGGCATAGCAGGTTATCCAGTTGATTCTCCAAGATACAAAAGGTTCATCTCATACGCCAAGAGACTGAGTCCAGCAAAGAACTTCTATGAACTGGATGTTCAATTGATGTTTGTTATGACAGAACTTCACACCTCTCAGAAAACTGCTTATTCTAAACTCCTCATGTCTGAACAGATAGAAGGAAGTCTCTACGGGGAAAATATTGATGGCATCGATAAGAGGGGTAATGGAATGGTTGCTGCACTTGTCAAGTACTTTGTCCATCCTGAAACTTCATGCTCTAAAGGTCAGGCAGAGGGTCTTGCTCTTGGTGTTTATGGTGGTCTGGGCGCGATATAAATAAAGTTAAGAATGGAGTGGATATTACCTAATGTCATTTAAACCAAGAAATATGGTTCAGGCAAACAAGAGCGTTGCTAACCTCTACAAAGCATCTGACCTTGATGGGTTGGATGCATCGCATGCTAAAAGGATTCGAAAATACTTTGAAGACAACCTGAGTAATGTTGGTAGGTATTCTCTTAAAGATTACGAACGATTTGGTAACTTGGTTCCCCAGTCTCCAGAGACCGTTGCAAGGCAAGATGGATGGGTTGCCCTAACCGAAGAAGTCCCGCACATAAACCATTTGAGTTTTGGAACGGGAATACTTTACATCCAAGGTGAAATGGAAATACCATCTTACGAAAAACCCGATGGTGGTAAAGACTTAATAAAAGGTGATGAGTTCAATGCTGTTTCAAAAAGCAATGAGCAACACTTCAAAGACCCTTATGTACAACCCTACTTTCTCCCATCAGTCTATGTTGACAACATTGCAAAGGGGTTCGAATGGGACTGGGTTGATGGTGACCCGACTGGAGGAAATGACGGAACAGACTGGTTCTACAATGCAATGATATTCGAAGTTGGCGGTGTAGAACTTCCCGCAGAGGATGTCATATTGATTGAACCGACTGGATTAAATGATGGCGAGATATATTATCTCAACAACGAAAGGAACAACTTCCCTTGGGTCATAATGAACTCAGGCGCACCAGTAAGTGTGGGGGCAATGCTGGAAGAACTTGAAGATACGAATGGAATGTATGATGAACTACTGCCTGCCATCGCAATAAGAACTGGAACTTTTCCTCCCTTTGTCAGCAAAGGCATTAAGTATGTGGGCGGTGGAATCAAATCCATCAAAGACTTTATATCACCTTTGGACTTAAAGTAATGGCGATTCTAGATACATCATCACAGAACACCTTCCTTGCTGAGACAATGACCAACAGCAAGGCAGCAGCAGACCTTGTTACTGGACCATTGAATCCTTCGTCATATATTGATGAGGTGTATGCAAATATTTCACTTGAGCAAGTGCCAAACCTTGACCCTACACAAGCACTTGATGATCTGGTTGGTAATGATTTGCCATCGCTACCAGAGTTGAATTTTAACTTACCCCTCCTTGATGCGTTGAAAGACCCACCCGCAAGCATCGGAGACATAGTTAAATATGTTGATCTGAGTGATGAGATAAGTCAGATAATGGAAATCGTAACTAGTATGGCGACAGTGGCATCATATATTGAAAATGGTATTCAAGCATTAACAGACGGCAATATTCCTCAAGAAATAAAAACCAAAGTGGTTGGACTAGTCACCCAGTCTCTTATGGAGAACGGTGGAACCGCAGCTCTTGGTCTTTACTCTGAAGTCTCTGGGATAATGCTTCCCTTTGTTTCGGGGCAGACCGAATCTGGTTTGTCAATGGCATTGAAAGCAAGTAGACTTTTTGGTATGGCAAATGGAATTGTCAGCAAAGACACTTCATCTTCTGGAGAAGGATCGCTTGAGTCTATCAGGCAAGAGTATGATGAGAAAATGGCAGAAGTTAATTCTGAGTTTGATAAACTGACAGGTGGAGATGGACTATTAAAGTCGGTCAATCCTGGGGATGGTACAGTTGGCGGTGGTGGTGGTGGCGGTAGCACTCCAAGCGCCACTCCAAGCGCCACTCCGACTGTCACTGCTGAAGGTATAGTAATAACTGCTGCCAATCCACCCAATCTCAATATTCCCGTACCCCCTCCTGATAAACAATTCAAAGGCGTTGACGGCAACTGGGAGTTTGAGTCGGGAGACACCAACCAATTCATGACCGCAGGAGGAAGATTTGTTTCTTCTGTTGAAGAACTTGAATGCGAGATGTCTGCAATAACTAGACCCATATCAGAAGTTATTGTCCATTGGTCTGAAACATATACCAACGCAAATCTTACAGGATTAGAACTGCAACAACTGACAGGCGCGGGAAGCAATGCTTACCACTATATAATAAAGCGAGATGGTTCTATGGAGAGGGGTGTGCCTTTGGATGGTACAGGCAGCGCATCCCCTGGACATAATACATACTCCATACAAATCTGTCTCGTTGGTGGAGTCAATGTTGCTAGTGGGGATGATGCGATTAACGGAAACCTTGGTGCTTCTAGTATTACAAGAACACAATTTAATACACTGCACCAACTGTTCCGTGTTTTCTATGTACAGTTTCCAGGCGGTCAGGCACTTGGTCACGGAGAATTTGACCTTAGTCAATTAGACCCTGGGTTTGAGGTTCGTGATTATGTTTACAATGCTTTCAACAAGCGAAGTCTCTACATTGACCCGATGAGTGAATCGGAAAAATCGCCCGAAGAAATCATCTCATCTATAGATGACCCTGAGTTACTTATCACTGAAAAGGATACTCAGGTCGCTGGACTTGAGAACTTTTAACAATGGATAAAAAATAAATGACAGGTAAGAATATACAAGACCGACTCTCGGATACGAATGGCGTTGCGCTAGAGTACACCTATGGCATCCCTACCGATGGCATGGCTGACCCTACTGGTGAGTATCCGCGAAGAGATAACTGGTTTGGAAACTCTGTAAGTTCTGTTGCGCGTGGTGTAAAGGTAAACGGTCTGTGGATAGGTGGTAGTACATTCGGTGTAAACTTGGATGTGCCTTTACAAGCACCATCAATATTTCCATTCAATCAAGCAAACGAAACTCCAAGTGGTCATTCCTTTGAGTTAGACGACACCCCAGGCGGTGAAAGAATACTCGTCAAGCACAACACAGGTGCTGGCGTAGAAATGAAAGCAGACGGTTCAGTTGTCATCGTATCAAAAGCAAACCGTGTTGAAGTTGTTGGTGCTGACCATAGCGTCATCGTCCAAGGCAGAGGTGATGTTGTTTACGATGGGGATATGAACCTCACTGTAAACGGAAACTACAACCTCCGAGTAAACGGAAACTACAACATTGATGTCGGTGCAAACTGCAACAACTCTGTACACGGAACTTACATTACTGAAACTGGCGATGTCCACTCTACGGTGGTTCGTGGTAACAAAGATGTGAAAGTCTATGGCGATACTCTGGACTTCCATGTGGGCGAAAGAAAGATTGCCACCAAGGAAGACTTACGTTTCATTACCAAAAACGATTTCATCGTAAACTCAAAGCGCCATGTCCGTCTTACCGCATACGAATATCTCACCGCATCCTCTGGTAAAGTCGCGGTCATATCCTCAGAAGATACGAGGGTGACTGGAAAGAAGGGGCGAATCGGTGGAGCGGATTTCCAGTTCGTTGGGTCAAACTTTAGTGGGGCAAAGGACTATGCCAATAATGCTGGTGTGTCACAAGCAACCTTTGAAGGTTCGCTATTTGGTTGTGCATTAGAAGCGAAGAATTCTTTGTATGCTGAAAAGGCAGTGTGGGCATACAGTTCTGTGGTGTCAAACCACGCAGAGTTTGCGACCAGTTCTGCCACCGCAAACTCTTCAACCGTTGCTATTTCGGTCGGTTCTGGTAACCAAATTATACCAATACCAGCCGCAGTTGTTCCATCAAACAATCCATACTATGGTTATCTTGATGACGCTGTTCCCGCACCAGATGTTGTATTGAAGTATCCTTTTAGCGCGACCACCTCTGACGGTGCGGATCAATATATCGCCACTCCAGAATGGGCAGAAGTCTGGAATAAGGTTTCGCCATTCGCAGTTCGTCATGTGAGCGTTGACGAGGATTTTTTCTTGGAAGATAAGATTTCTAAATGTGGAAGAGAGGGTGAGAAGGTCGGGTATAGTAATTACTTTAAATGGACTCCCGACATTGGAGAGATTCGTTCTAAGTTGAGAACTATTGACGGTGCAAACGATGCATCAACTGCACCAGAGATGCAGACTGACGGACCGAAATGTATCTCAACTCTTCTGGACGAGAACCGAATCTCTCCCAAGTATAAGATTCCAGCACCTCAAGCACCTTATCAAATGAAGCGTGAGGGGTCTGCGACTCCATCCGCAAGGTTTGGATACACCCTGATGGGCAACCCTGTAGAGAGAAGGTCTAAAACATTCATTTCAAAAATCCAGCCAGTGTCTAAGACTGTCCTCGCTGATCCACTTTACAATCCTGATAAGCACGATGCTCCTATCAACTCCAGCACCAAACTGTCAAGGTCTTCGACTGTTGGAAAGTTTTTGGGTGCAGCAGGTTCTAAGGCATCGCTTGAATTTATTCCCTTGATTACCGATAGACAAGACCTAGCGCGACAGTGGTATCTCCACGCCATGCTGATGGACGGAGTTGCATCCTCTAAGCAGTTTGCAAACTACCGACTACAAGTCACCGAGGCATTCTATTATCCCGCTAACGGTATCCGTGAACAGTTCAACGGTTCTGGAAATCGTTATTGGAGAGAACCCTATCGCACAGAAGATGGCGGTGGCACACAGAAGTCTATCGTCCCAGGCGCTATCACAATAAACCAACTGAAGTATGAAGGTCGGGCGGTGGCATACACCCTCTTCAACTCTCGCGGTAAGGTTGACTACAGTGCTGGGTATGATGTTTCCTTATACATAAGAGATACATTTAACTTTGACCAACTGAGTCTTGACTACGATACTACTAGACCTGATAATGTTATGGGTCAACAGATACTTGTTGTCATGCCAAAAATAAAGAAAGACTTCAAAGCAACTTTTGCACAAAGTGTTTGCACATATTTTAATAGACAAATGTTAAAATCTGGTTCCCTTGTTGAGATAACGGACTAGAACTTGTATAAATAAACATAGACTAAACAGGGTTCGATCATGGCACTAAGAAGAATAACACCTGGACTTACCGATAAGACCCTCGTAACTAAGAAGCAGAAGTTTTACAAGGATATTGACTTGGCGTTCCTCCCAAAGATAGGAACGGTGGACTCTGATGGTGTGAGGCGCGGTGATGTTTATAAGAAGGTTGACGTTGCAGCAGTCATACAAAGTGTAAGCACAATACTTCTCACCAACAAAAATGAGAAACCCTTTGTACCAGACTTTGGTGCAGACCTACGGTCGTTCTTGTTTGAGAGCATAGAATACTATTCTGAATCAATTATTGACGAGGTTGTTCGAAATGCTATCAAGAAATTTGAACCGAGGATTAGAGTAGAAGACGTTATCTTCACAGATATCGGAGCGAATAAGCAAGTTCCAAAAGGTGCTACCAGTTTGACTTACTGGAATTATGGAAGCGAGGGCAGATACGCCATCATGATAACAGTGGTTGGGGTAATATTGAACACTAACGAGACTGTCAGTATTGACGTTAATATGAATAGGTTACGATAATGGCAACAACTATTACATCAACAGAGTTAGACTTTCAAGACATCAAGTCTAATTTAAAGGTCTTCTTTAAACAAGACGCAGCATTCTCAGACTACAACTTTGAAGGTTCTGGTTTGAACAGTCTGCTGGATGTGCTTTCCTACAACACGCATTTCAGTGGACTCATTGCAAACTTTGCTTTGAATGAATCCTATCTTGGGACTGCCCAGTTAAGAAACTCTGTCGTATCTTTGGCAGAGACTTTGGGATACATCCCTGGAAGTAGGAACTCTTCACAAGCAACAGTTGGTCTCACTATTCAACCTTCTGGTGGATATCCTTTCGATCAAGTTTATTCCTTCCAACCTGGGGAGTTAGTTCTTAGGGGAAGTATCGATGGAGATGTTTACACTTTCAGTAATCGAAAAACCATAACCGCAGATGCACAAGGCACAAACATCTACACCTTCTATCCGTTTGACGATCCAGATGCCTCTATCGTTGTCTTCGAGGGAGAAGAACAAGAACAGCAATACTTAGTTGACGGAAGTGAAAATGCTCTTTATGTAATACCCGATCAGAACATAGATGCAAGTACCGCTATCGTCAAAGTTTACACAGACCCAGGTGTCGCTGCAACTGGCGTTGGCGCATACACTGTTTACAATGACATATTCGATGTGTCTTCCATCACAAACCAATCAACTTTGTATGTTTTGCGAGAGTCCCCAAACCAATTCTATGAGTTGACATTTGGTGCATTCAATTCTTTGGGTGTTTCGCCCATCGCTGGAAACGTTGTTGATGTAAACTATCTCCGCGCAAGTGGTCAAACTGCAAACGGAATTTCTACCTTCAGACTTATCAGCACTTTGAAACTGGGCGAGTACATAGTTAGACCCGATGAAGTTTCAATAACTACCTTGACAACATCTGCTGGTGGAACTGAGAAAGAAGACATCGAATCCATTCGGAAGAAAGCACCGTTCCAATACTCTGCACAGAATCGTATGGTGACTCCTCTAGATTATGAAGCACTCATCTTGCGTAAGTATGGTAACTTCATTACTGACATCATCTGCTGGGGTGGAGAAGACAATCTCCCACCAGAGTATGGAACGACATTCACCTCAATTGTCTGGAAGGATAACCTGAGTAGTACTGCTATCAGTGAACTGCGGAGATCAATAGCACAACTCACTGAGGAACTCTCTGTAGTATCCTTTGATATCAAGTTCGTTGCCCCAAGCGAAACCTATGTTTCTACCAAGTTGTTTTACCAATACAACCCCTTGCTTGGTGCAAGCAGTCAGTCAGTTGTTGATGCTTCTGTCCAGAGGACTGTCACCAATTACTTTACGTCAAATATCGGTAAGTTTGCACAGGTGTTCCGTAGGTCTAATCTGCTAACAGAAGTTGACGATACTGATCCGTCTGTTCTATCTTCAAGGACAGATGTACTACTGCAAAAGAGGATCATACCTGTTTTAACCTTACCCGAAAATCAAAAATTCACATTTGGTTCTGCTCTTAAAAATCCAGAAGACTTAACGACCCCAGTTGTTAGAAGCGGATTCTTTAAATACCAAAACCAAGATGTTTACATAAGAAACAAACTTCTCGACAAAGTTAAAGTCTCTGGTGAAGGTGTGGTTCCAATAGTTTTTGATAGGAAACCATCGAACAAGTTGGAGTTGGTAAATGCCAAGGGAGTGATAGTGGAAGACTACATGGGATACTATGAACCACTCACTGGCGCGGTTGAGATACTAGGTCTCAATGTTCAAAATACTAATAACCAATCTAACTATATTAAGGTCTTCGGCATTCCTGCTAACGAGTCTGCTGTCACTCCAAGGTTTAGTGGAATACTACAATATGACGCTTCGGAATCTTCGGTAAATGCGGTAACAGTTACAAGCAGGGTATAACAAATGAGTCTGGATAAAACTCTATCGGATCAGTATCGCCTTCCATTAAAGTTGGATAAGTTTCCTGTCGCTCCAATATTGACAGGCGACTTCGCAACAATATACCCAAAGTTTGTTGAGTTCCTCACATCATATTATCAAGAGTATGACTCAATAAAAAGTCCCGCTAAGTTTCTGAATGAGTTACAGCACAACAGAGATATGGCAGATGTGACTCCGCAACTCCTCCAGTTGATTGGTCAAGAGTTGTTTCTGGGAAAGGACTATACCGATAGTATTTTAGACAAAGAATCAGCAATACAAATATCAAACTTACTGTATCGCTCTAAGGGTTCGTCTTTCTCTATCGAACAGTTCTTTAGAATATTCTTTGGGTTCGATATTAACATTCAATATGGTCGCGATGAAATATTTACTGTTGGTGACCCAGCGCAAGAGAAGTTATTGTTTGTTTCAGAATATCGTTCGGGGGGAACTGATCCTAGTGGCAATCCTGTTTCCATACTCTATCCAGGCAACAGGTTGAAGTTCAACTTTGATGATGGTATCATACAAGTCTATGCCCTTGCACTCACTCCCAAATCCGAAATCGTCCCTTCGCTTTATATAAGAGAAGGCGAAACAGCACTGCTTGATTATATAGATGATGAGGGCGTGGTTGATTACATCATAAGGACGGCAGTAAAAACAACTTACAATGTCTACTATCTTTTGAGAGAAGACCTAGACTACGAGGTCGATTACAACAGCAACACTATCGCTTTCCTAAAACCTGGATTGGAGAACTCCTTAAAGAAGGGTGACCCTTGGTTGGATTACCTTGCAGAGTTTGGAGAGATCGCACCCCCAAGTCAGGAACTAGATTTTGCTGGTGTACCTTTCGGTCCTCTTAGGTATCCTAAGTCACGAATCGAGACAACAAGAAGGTTCCCTGCTGGTTCCCCACTAGGCAGTGATATCAGTAACAAAAAAATAACTGATAACGCATACTACCAAGTGTTCTCTCTTCTTATCAAAACGCCCATCTCTGTCAATGCTTGGAGAGATGTTTACAAAGACTTCATCCATCCTTCAGGTGTGTACTTGGCGGGAGAAGTGTTGATAGAAACAGAATCAAATATTGGTCTGTCTGCTCAACCTACAAGCATAGAAAAATATGACATAGAATACGAAGGCACTGGAAAGTTTGATGAGTTTGCATATTCTGAAGTCACTGAACTTAACACTAGAGTTGAACCCACTAAACCCGCACCATCACCACTTGTTTTCAATATGATAGACGGCAACTTGATATTACCTGTGCAATGGGTCGGTGAAGTTAACTCCATAATTAATCTGATGTTCAACAGAAAGACTACGCAAGCAGCAGACCAATGGTTACTGAGTGCCACTAGCGGTGGACTTAAACATGGTCTTGTATTTCCAGCAGCAACTCCAGACAAACTTGTCTACAGGTATGTCGAAGAGACAACTCTGAACTTGGTTGATGTTGATGTGCAGACAAATGCTTTATTGGGTAGAACTTATTCAGCAGAAATTGTAGTAACTGCTACTCAGATATCTACTAGTTCTAATGGGGTCAATAACGTTTACAATGCCTCTGTTGAATACTTCCCAATCGTAAGTGCCATAGGTGATGACTTCAAAGGCGCGATATGGGATGTGGTATTAGTCGATGCTATCGACCGATCGAATACCGTTGACTACCCATTGCGAGAAGGAACTGGTGATACATTCTTTGCTTACAAAGATAATAACACGCCAAACACAAATATGGACATCTCGGTTCCACCACCAAGTCGCGGAACATGGGGTGCTACAAGCATTCCAGTTTGGAAAGGGACTAACATCAGCGTACCAAATTGGACAAGTAGTTCTGCTGTCGGATTTACTATTTCTTTAACTATGGGTGTCAACACTTTATCGGGTGTCGAATCACTGGTGATATGGGATACTAATAATGATACTGTTGGTCTTAAAGTTAACAGTAGTGACATTCTAACATATTCCTTTGAGCATGCTGGAGGAATCGAAACTATTGAAATACTACCAGTAGTGGTTGACGTTTACTTTGCTATTAAGATTGAGCATCTCTCTAATAGTGTTGTAGTGACTTCCATCAACCCAGAAGATAATGGATCGGAAAGCGTTATCACATCCAATATCACACCTTCCCAAGTTGTTGAAATAAACTATCTCATAGGTTCAACTATCAATGCAACACTATGGAACGTGCGACTAGAAGACGGTGCGAACACGCGATACTATCCGATGCAAGAGGGTAGCGGATTGACTATGCTAGGTTATGACCAGAACGGCATTGCCACAGGTGCATCAGAGAATGCATCACTTCTGGGCAGTGGTGAGTGGATAACTAAAAACTATTTAACATCAGTGGAAGGGTAGAGTTAAATGCCAATAAATAGCAACGATCCCCTCTTTAACGGATTAGTATATCGTTCAAGGATAAACGACATAATGAATATGTCGGATAGTAATGCGATTGGTAGTTTTACTATCGCGGAACTTGATACCCAATATAATGATATCGTTGATCTTGATGCAATTGAGTCAAGGACTTTCGATGCTGATTCTGATGGAATAGTCAGGGGGTTCACAGACTTTTCTAATACCATAAACACTATGGATGAAAATCACTGGTTGCAAGTAGACTCAGATGGTTACGGCAATAACATGCTGGGATACCAGTTGGACTTCGAATCAGAACAACCAGGAAGACGACAACCACCTATTTACAGTATTGGAGTATCAAATCTTCAGGCGCAAAGATCAACAGTTAGTAGTATCGTAGAAAATGTTATTAATGCAAGTGGAACATTGGAAGCGCAAGTTGTAATAGTCAATGGTGTCGCTGAAGATAAGCACACTGGCACTGGAGAAATTGAGGCACAGGCATCAACTGTTGTTGCCACATCAGAAAGAATAATTAATGTTGATACTAGTCTTGAAGCACAGGCATCAACTGTTGATGGTCTCGCTGTCGATAAGCACATTGGTTCTGGAACATTGGAAGCGCAAGTTTCTACGGTTGATGGTTTATCTGAGAACATCATAACTGGTTCTGGAACACTTGAGTCGCAGTCATCAACAGCGTCTGGGTTATCTGATCTTGAAAATATCGCCTCTGGAACACTTGAGGCACAGGCATCAACAGTTGATGGTGCTGGTTCAATAACACCTGCAATAATTGGTTCAGGAACACTACTGGCACAGGTATCAACAGTTGTTGGTACACCAACTGAAACAGCAACCGCCTCTGGAACACTAGAAGCACAAGTTGCCGATGTTGATGGTGCTGGTTCAATAAGACCTGCAATAACTGGTTCTGGGACACTCCTAGCACAAGTTGCTGATGCTGATGGTGCTGCCTCGGTAACTCCTGCAATAACTGGTTCTGGAACACTCCTAGCACAAGTTGCCGATGTTGATGGTGACGGTAATACTATCGAACCCTATGTGGGCATGCCCTTCCCTCAAATATATGTCGGTATGCCTTTCCCCGAAATATACGTTGACGGTGTTGTCCAAGGTACATCCCCAGCACACACGGCAAGTGGCACTCTGCTGTCTTCTAATTCAGAAGTTGATGGACTGCAACCTGTAATGCTTGGAACATATTATTATGACAACCTCTTGGGTAATGACGTAACTGGTGACGGTAGTGCAGCAACACCGTGGGCAAGCATAGACAAAGTTATTGAAGACGGATTAGTCCCTGGTTATGTAACCATAGGTATTGACAACGGTCCTCAAAATCCATACAGAGCGCAATCAAGTTCTTCAGTCGCTTATTTGAACGACAAATATGGAACAGCACTCAACCCAATAGCGTTGAAAGGCGACCCCAACTCTACTGCCTACCTGAGTGAGTATCCAGATAGACCAACTACTCAGTACCCTAATACTTACATTACACAAGCGACTGAAACCACAGGGTGGGTCGCATCTTCCACTTACACTGGTGTTTGGGAAGTTACGAACCCATTCCCATCTACTGTTATTACAAAGACTGCGCTCTTCTCATGTTCGGCATCTGAATGGACCGCTAACGGTGTTATGGGAATACTGAGAGCATCCAAACTTGAGTGGAGAGTTTCAACTAACAATCCTAATGATTTGCTTGGTGGAGAATGGTGGGGCGATTCTAGTAAGTTATATTACAAACCCCAACCAGGAGAAGTCTTATCGACCCACCACTTCGAATACGCTGATAGTTTAAGTGTCTTTAATATGAAACGTATTACCCATATGACTTTTGAAGGTTTGGCGTTTGTTTGTAGCTCTGGTACAGCAGTAACATCTGGTGGTAGAGGTGTCAATTGGGAAGCCAACGGAACTGGAACTCCACTTGTCGATGATTGGTGTTCATACGTCACAGTCAAAGACTGCTACATTAAGTATTTCAAAAACGGAATCATATTTAATGCTGGAGAATACTACTTCATAGATAACTGCATAGCAACAGATAACATGAACAATGGTTTCGGTTTCCTTGGATCGAAAGGCGACTTTCCAGCAACGCCATCCACCAATAGAGGATTTCCATGTAGTAACACACTGCTGCAAAATTCCACAGTTGGTCGATGCTTTGCCAATGATGGAATTGTATACCATAAAGATAATCCTTACACTGACCCAAATAATACGGGTTCACCAAATAATTCAAGACAGGATGATATTGGAGCAAATCATAAAGTCGTAAACTGTATTTCATTCGATAATGCTGAAAACGGATTTGATATTACTTCAGGTTCCTTCATTACTGTAATAGGATGTACGAGTCACGATAATGGAAATGCTGGAATAACATTTGGACATTATGTGAGGCATGTTACCGTCATAAATCATATCAGTTATAATGATGATTATGATAGAACTGCTGGCGGTAGTTTCTCCGTTGGCGACTCTCGTAATGTGACGGTTGATAACGCGACATCTTATAACCCTGGGCAACGTTTCTTGCAAGTCAAAGCAGATGCACAAAATGCCTTAATTAAGAACTCTAGATTTGTCGCTGGTCCAGATACTGACAATAGTGAGGCCATCGCTGTTGTTCAGGGATCAAGTACTGAGTATACAACAGTCCCTCGTAATGGTTCGACATATACCACACAGACACCAACATCATTTACTCCAGACCCATATGCGACTGGTAGTAACGCGCCTCAACGACCGCGCAACTTAGTGTTTGAAAACAACGTCTTTGAGATTGCTTTTGGCGGCATTACCAGTAATGCCTCGAAGAACTATAAGTTCAAATTCTTTTTCAGCATAGAGATTCTTCCAATTCAAGGATACGAATATTCTTTCAGTGGAAATGAATGGAAAACATCTGTTCTTAATACTCAGTGGCAACCTAACACTGCTGCTGATTTACCTGCAAGCGACTACGGTCCTTACAAAATTAAGAATAGTTTCCTCGCTCAAACTACTGGCGGTCAACCTGTTATTGATGTAGTTGCTAACCAAACATACATAGCAGCGGGTAACTTTCCTACTGAGAGCGACCTGTGGAACTTCTGGCCAACAGGTGTTACCCCAGTAGGTAGAGAAATAAGTAATGATACTACTGGTGTCCTTACTGGTGTCTATAATACGTCTTCAGGTTTTAGCACCAACGATAGTCAGAGCGATCTTGGACTTTACAGTTCTGCTAACAACATAAGTGGACAGAGTACTTACTGGGACCCTATTAGTGTTATCGGTATTAACAACGATCCAAGTTACGAATATTGGACACAAACAAACTGGACGATCGTATCACCGAGTGCTACTGGAACCTCTAGGGCAGTTGGATATAAGGATAGCGGAATTGTTAACGTGACCGCGCAAGCACCGTGGTCAGGCGACCAAAGAGTATCTGCTGGACCTATGGTCTGTATGAATGCTACCACAACTGAGTTTGGTCTGGCATTTGTTTGGTATGCTGGAGCAGCAGGAAACGCATCTTACCTCGCACTCTTTGAAGTTGGGCAGCAAGACACTGACCTAAACTTAGTCGGCATAAGCGCACCTTACCCGCACACAGACGGAATAGAACTGAAGTTGCAGATGAAAGTTACAAACGGTTTGCTTAGATGTTATGCAGGGACAAGACCTCTCCCTGACACTTTAGTGACAAGCACTAACCAATACAGCGGGACGTTGATACCTTTAACTACTACTGAAGGTGGAACAACTTTCTCTAATACTTACGACATTGCAACTAATAATTCTAACCTAAACAACTCTACCATACACGGTGTTTATCTAATCAACAATGAAACTGCTGGTTCAAGAACTTCAAGTCTTCAGTATGTTCGTTACCCAGATTTATTGATGGACTTGGGATAAAGGTATGGGATGGCAGCATCCGACTATAATAAATTAGTATAAATAAAACCAATAGAACAACAAAGTAGGACATAAAGAAATGGCATGGAGAAATGTTGCTAACAATCCCTATTGGGATTACAATGACGATCCACCAAACCCAGGTCCGACCAGTGGACTGTATCCTCTGTGGTTAAAACAAACCGCAGGAATTAGGACGAACCCTAACGGAGAACAGGTTTATACTGATGTTCGTATGGTTGGAAATCCTGCATTGGGAAGCAATGAAACTATGGGAGAACTCAGTAAGACTTACTGGGATGCCAAAGGTGCAGTGTATCCGAATCCTACTGCTTATGGAAATCTGAATGCTGAGAATTCAGTCGTCACTGGTGTTGCTACTAGGGCTCTGGAAGTTCGTACTGCCACTGGAACGCTGCAAGCGCAACCAGCGATAGTTGTTAGTTCATCTGAAAATGAAGTAGTTGGTTCTGGAATACTCTTAGCACAAGTTGCCATTGTTGATGGTCTTGCTGTAGATAACCATACTGCTTCAGGAACACTGCAAGCACAAGTATCAATAGTTGATGGTATCGCTGTAGATATCCATACTGCTTCAGGAATACTCCTATCCACAAACTCAGTAGTGGTTGGTCTATCTGAAGACGAACACACTGGCACTGGAACACTTGAGGCGCAATCATCAACTACCCTTGGCATAGGCAGACCTCTAGTCCTTGGTACTGGAATACTTGTAGCACAAGTATCAACCGTGGATGGTCTTGCTGTAGATAACCATACTTCTTCTGGAACGTTGCAAGCACAGGTATCCATTGTTGATGGAGCAGCAGAGAATGAAACAGATGGTTCTGGAATACTCTTAGCATCTGTATCCATCGTTGACGGTGCGGCCGCAACCAGACCTGCAATAACTGGTGCTGGAACACTATTAGCACAAGTTGCTATTGTTGATGGTGCTGCCTCAGTAACACCTGTGGTAACTGGTGCTGGAATACTGGAAGCGGGATCAGCAATAGTTGTTGGATCATCTGAAAATGAAGTAATTGGTTCTGGAACACTAGAGGCACAAGTTTCCACTGCTGATGGTGTTGGTTCAATAACACCTGCAATAACTGGTGCTGGAATACTCTTAGCACCTGTGTCCACTGTTGAAGGAGCAGCAGAAGCATTTACCCCTTACGTCTATATGGAAGGTGGTGAACTCTACGACTACATGGGTCCAGATGACATATATGTTATTGGTGAACTCCAACCAGAATAGTCCATAAAAAGTTATTATAAGTTGTATAAATAAACTCATAGGGCAAATAAGAGAATAGATTCATGGCGACAATACCAACACAACAAACTATTTCGAATGGTGCAATGGCAAACGATGGCACAGGCGATAGTTTGCGCGATGCCGCAGATAAAATAAATAATAACTTTGCCTCCCTCTGGCAGTCCACTTATAATGGCACAGAAGAGCAACCAGGCAGATCGTTCGTATTTGGCACTGTTACTGATGCTTATTCTATACCTTCTGCTGGTCAGGTGAACGCTCGTAACAATGGCACTCCTTCTAACATGACAGACTTTGTCAACTTTAGGATTTCTCAGTTTGACGAAAGCGGAGCAGCAAGAGTTATTCCTGTTCAAAGAAATTGGAACAGCGGAACTGGACTATATGATTCTGTTACAACAGCAACTACTCTGACCATGTATCAAAAGACTACTGACTCATCGTTATCAAGTTACGAAATTGTTGGGCAGTACACTGGGACGTTGTATTACAAAACACAATCCAACCCACCATCGGCAACTAGTCCAGCAGCAGGTCAAAGATATCCAAGTTCATACACTTTCGCGCCCGACTCTTCCGACTACTGGTATTTTCAAACTTCAAATCCAGGAGCGATATATAGGGAAGGCAGTATATCTGCTGGTGATTCGTGCTTTATTAAAATAGATAACTTCTGGTAGAGGAAGAACAAAAATGGCAGCAACAATAACAGATACACTGAAGAAAGAATTATTGGATGATCTCTATGCTTCTTATACTGGTAAACTTCAAGACGGTGCAATCCCAGCAGTCGCCCCCGATAACTATTATATAGGTATCGGCAAGGCAGAGCAGTGGCAAACTGCTGGCGTTCCCCCAGTGCCGAATCCATCAACTAACGATGTGAATCAGTTCCAATCTTCTTTGCAATCAGTTAAGAAGGTTCAAGATGTATCCTATGTGATACCTCGCGTTAACTGGTCAGCAGGAAGCATCTACACTCCGTGGGATAATAATAATAGTTCAGACACAACTTTTGGAACTCTAAACGACATCGTTGGTGCTTACTATGTTATCACCGATCAGAACAATGTTTACATCTGTATCCAACAGGGTATCAGTAATACTGGTGTCGTTTCTAACTCACTGAACAAACCAACTGGTATAACTTCAGCAGTTTTTGAGACAGGTGATGGTTACACTTGGAAGTTCATGTACAACGTTGGCGTGTTCAATGCCCAGAGGTATCTTACTTCTAACTACATTCCCGTTGAACGTGTGCCGTCCCCAACTGAAGTGGGTGGTAAACCCATTGCAGAGTTGTCGGCATCAAGAGCAGAACAATACATATTGCAGAATGATGCTATTCCAGGTCAGGTCATTGGAGTTGCGGTTGACTCTAGCGGCATTGGATATCCTAGTAATACCACAATATCTGTTCTGGTCAATGTTCAAGGTAACAACCCAACAGATGTTGCGCGAGCATACGCTAGGACAGATAATAACGGAAAAATCTTTCAGTGTATTATGAAAAGCAAATACGACCTGAATGAGTATGAGTTTGGTGCGGGATATGACAAAACCACATGGGCATTACCAAATGCTGATTCAAGTGGCACTGGCACTGGCGCAGTACTACGCCCAATCGTTGACCTCAATCCAGGTGGTATGGGTGCAGACCCAAGAAATGATTTGAATAGTTCTGCTCTTATGTACACAGCACGATTGGTTGGTAATGAATATGAAATATTCAATGTCCAGAATGACTTCCGTCAAATCGGATTAATAGAAAATCCAACAAAGGATTCAGCAGCTCCCGCACCGCTTACTTCTCTTGTCGCTTCTGCCATGAAGAAGTTATACATCAATCCAACCAACGTTGATAAAACAACAATTGGTGTGGACGCAATCGTATATGAAGTCGCTAACCCCGAAAATCAGGCAATCGTTGATTACTATCAAGAGGTTAGCGCAACTGAAGCGATAATTCACTGTCACCAAACTCTGTACACTGGTTGGGAAGAGTTTACCAATGTTGACGGAACTGCAATACAAATCGGAAGCAATACTGGAACGAGTATTATTAACCCCGAAGGCGGTCCCATGTTGCGATATGCTGGCATGGATAACTTCTCAGGCGAAGTCTTATACATAGATAATAGGGTTCCCATTGAACGTGATGCTAACCAAACTGAAGATATCAAGATAATCATAGATTTATAAAGGATAAGATAATGCCGAAGGATTTTACAGAAAATACTATTAGAGATTTCTATCATGATGATTACTCGGACAGTGCGGGTTTTTATAAGATACTCTTTAATAGTTCTCGTTATCTTCAAGCAAGGGAACTGACACAGTTACAGACTATTCTGCAAAATCAAATCAGCACATTTGCTGACAACATTTTTCAAGATGGTGCTGCTGTCACTAATGCATCTGGTGGTTCAGGAGTTGACCAAGCATCGTATGTCCTAATTGATACGAGCGCACTTGGTAACGTTTCTATTCAGAGATACGTTGGTAGGGTATTAAAAGGTCCAGCAGTAACTAACGTCCATAACGGTTTGGAGTTTACTGTCTCCTTTGCATCGCCTGCCATTGAGGGAACTTCATACGCAACTCTCTACGGTTTTTATAGTTCTACAGATCAGTCTGGTATTACATCATCGGATGTGCAAGGTGAAGCACTAACCTATGTTGATGGTAATACCCTTAACGATCAAGACCTCACCCCACTGACACCGCTAGTAGTTGCCACTCGTTCAGGCGCACCTTTGTCAACTGGTCAGGGTTTGTTGTTCACAATACAGCAAAGTGATTTTTACTCACAAGGTCACTTTGTCTTTGTTGAGAGACAAGAGATAGTTATTTCCGCATATGAAATTGATGTTGATGTGGAGGTTGGTTTTCAAGTTATTCAAGACATCGTTACTGTAGAAGACGATGTTAGTCTTTATGACAATCAGGGTGCTGTCCCTAACTTAGCATCTCCTGGTGCAGACCGATATCGTATCCGTTTGATACTTACTACAAAGGATGCGGTCGATGATGCATTAGACTTCCTACCGTTTGCTCAAGTCAAGAGTGGTCTGGTCGCTAAGATAAAGACACCTAACAATGACTTCAATCAGATAGAAACGCGCATGGCGCAAAGGCAGTTTGATACTAATGGCGACTTCATAGTTAATCCATTTGGTCTTTCATATCAAGCAGGAAATGACCAATCGAGTCTCACGATGAGCGTTCTAGGACTTTCAAATGAAGGTTCAGCAACTGCATTTGTTGATGGATACAGGTTGGAAGTGGGTTATGATTCAGACTATCCGATTCAAAAACCAGTAAGTACTAGTACAGAAGATAACACCACAACAACCATAGCATACAGAAACTTTATCCCAGTATCAAATACCACTGATGTGGATTCGGGACTTGGGGAGTGGCCAGCAAGTGGTGATCTAAGAACTCAAACACAATTCAAATTGTTCAACGCTGCCAATCAGCAGATAGGAACAACCAGAATCAAGTCTTTGACCAGACTGCCAAACGCATCACCTAAAGGTGTTCAAGTATATCTGTATGATGTTAGAATGGATGATAATGAAAACTTCCGCACAGTAGACTTTATCTCTGCTGGTTCTGATACTGAACGTATGCCTGTTTTCCTTGAAGGAACCAATGCATATATCATAGACCCAGAAATCAATACCTCCCTGTTTGAAATTCCAGGTGGTCGAGCAAAGAGTGTCAGTGATGTATTGTTCTCATCACAGCGACAGTTCTTGCAATCCAGCGATGGTTCTGGTGGCATGTCTCTTGACTGTGGCATCGAAAATAGATTTGATAATATCTTAGAGTGGATATTCATAAACCTTACTGACGATAAAATGGAAATTATTACAACCATTACCCTTGCTGGAAACATTGCTACGGTAACTGGTCTAACTGCCTCCAAAGATTATTGCGTGTTTGCCCTTGCTACTGACTTGGGTGCTTCAGCAAAAATCAAAACCTTTACACGAAGTGGTTTTGAAGAGTGGACTTCCCCTAATGATAGTGCTGACTTTGTAAGAACGGGCGGTGCCAAATATGACGGTGTTCGTCTACTAGGTGCTTATCGTTTAGATGGCGCAACACAAGTTCCCGTTGCCGATGTTCTAGAGTTCGATGGCGGTCAACGCGACAACTTCTATTCCCCGATATCATTAAAACGTGCTGGTCTAGAAGGTTCGATTAGAACCATATATGCAAAGATCGATAACTTTGAATGGTCAAACGATGTCAGTGCTGGAGACTTCCTTTCTGTCAACTCTTACAGGTTAGTTGACGCAGTAGACTCGACTGACACAGAACCTAAGTTCTCATATTCAGAGATACCAGTTTACACCTCTGGTCGCAACGGCATTGCCTACGATTTGAGAAACCAGTTTGATTTCCGTTCTAAGTTGGATACTTCTTTAGAAGTTATGCCAGCAGCAGATAGGTTTAGACTTCCGAAAGATGGTGGGCAAATAAGTTACGATATTGAATGGTACAACCGAAGAGTTGATAATGTCTCTTTAGGATACAACCCCACAACATTCAAACCTGAGATAAGAATCAATACAGGGTTTGAGGAGTTGATTGCTCACGCGCCACCACCAGTTACATCAGAAATGATACTGTTTACTATTAACTATGGTGGGAACACTATTAGTACAACAGACATGGCGGTTGTTACTCATAGCTACAAACGCTTTACTATGGAAGATATTCAAACCCTAGAAGATCGCGTAGAACTGTTAGAAGAAACTGTTTCTCTAACTGCTATCGAACAGTCTGCCATTAACTTGGTTGAACTGGACAGCGATGGAGCGGTTCGTTCGAAGACGGGATTCTTTGTAGATGACTTTACAAACGGTCTTGCCTTTACAGCATCTCCAGTCGGTCCAATATGGCAAGAAGACTTTGCCCTTGTTGGTCAAACACTTTTACAAACTGGAGAAACTACTTACGCTATCGAACCTAAGAATGCTCGCGCAGCAGTCTCGCTGATGTTTGATTCAGGCGGTGACACAAACGCTGGTGGATACGAAAAGGGTCGAGCGGTTGTCTACGATAAACTAAACAACGATGGTAATAATAACTACAAGCATGTCGGTGATACTATCTATCTCGACTACGTTGATACTTTGGATGAGTCATTAGTAAACCAATCCATCTCTTGGAAATCTGGTGGCGTTGACTACGAAGAGAGTGGTTATTACAACGTCAACCCATTTAATGTTTTCACTGGCGAAGGTAGTTTGAAACTATCTCCAGAGAGGGACTTATGGTTTGACGATATTCATCTTCCTGATATCAATATTACAACGACTATCAGAAATGTAAGGCGACTTCTTCCTATCAATATCGTCAATAACGATGGGATGTCTTTGGAGGCAGCGACCGCAGAAGCGGCAGCAAGAAATGTCCAAAACGACATAGACATAATGAATAAGGATGCACCGAGAAATAGTTCCTTTAAAGTCCGAGGCGGTGGAAGCAAATCGACAACAAGATCAAACGTTGTGACTACAACCACTCTCACTTCTCGTAAGAACGAAAGAATGGTCGTTGCATATCCTTTCGCTAGGTCGCGACCCATCTACTGTAAGGCGCAAGGTTTGCGTCCAGATACTCGCTACTGGCCATACTTTGAAGGCGTTGATGTTTCTCAGTGGTGTCATGCATTAACCGAAACGCGATACGAGCAGCATTTGGAAGATGGCGATCATCTTAAAACCTATGCTCCTGTCAACGTTAATATTTTATCTGCTCCCGATGGTTCTAGTGATCTGGTTACGAATAGACTGGGCGAAGTGTATTACTCTTTCTATCTACCTAACAATAGGAAAGTCCCTTCTAACAATGGTCGTGCATTTTCATCTTTTGAAGAGTGGAAAGAGTGGGGCAATGAGCAGCAGCGATTATCATCTGCTACAGGTGCTAGTATAAAAGACCCAACTGTCTATGATGCATTAGGTTGGAAATTTAGGGGTGGAATCTTACAGATGAAACTCTTGGATGTTTCTCCTGTCAATGGACAAGGCGCGGATGAATCGCAAGCACTTTCAAGAGCGTCTATGACCTATCCTGCTATGGGACTTGTACGAGTTCAACAACAGACAAGCAGATACACTAGGAACATTGCTGGGTCAACGCAAACCACTAACACAAGTAATACTGGATTTACGGTATACAAGTACGACCCACTTGCACAGTCTTTTGAGATTGATGCAAGAACAGGATTGCCTGGGGCATTTGTAACAAAGGTTGATGTGTACTTGAGGAGAGCTCCAGTAACCGATCAGAATGGTGGAACTCAAACTGCCATACCTCTCCAGTTACAGATAAGAGAGACTGAAGCAGGTGTTCCAAAATCACATCCTGTTACTGAACAGTTTAGAGTTTACAAGTCTGCTGACGATTGTTACGATGTTGTTAACAATATTGCCGACTTGGAAAACCTTGATGATGTTCTTGCCAACCCCGTAACCTTTGTCTTTGAAGAACCTGTTTACCTATCAGGTGGAACCGAGTACGCAATCGTGTTGTTAGCAGAGTGTAACAACTACGAAGCATTCGTTTCAACCACTTATGGTTTGGTTCTTGGTAAGACTACAAGCAGAATCAATAAGCAACCAGCATCAGGTTCTTTGTTCTTGTCACAGAATGGTTCAACTTGGACAGCACAACAAGATCAAAACTTGGCATATAGAATTCACACTGCTAAGTTTAAGCAAGAAGGTAACGTAAACTTTTACAACTCTACCTATCCTAAGTTTGTTCACAACCAACTGATGATGTCCGTTGACTCTGCTGACTTTACTCGCTTCCGTGTTAATCAGTTTGCACACGGTCTTGGTATTGGAGACTCTGTTGCACTGACTGGGTTAATAGATGCGAAGGATTACCTTGGTCTTACTGGCAGTCAGATACTGAATAAGGACAACGTTGTCAATGAGGCAGATGCTGCTGGATACTTTGTTAACGTCCCAAATGGAGGCACGTTTTCATCTGCTGGTGTATTTGGAGAAACTGTCTGTCAGTCAAACAACGCTTTCAACTTTGACCGAGCATTGATGAACTTCACATCACTAGACTTTGAAGGAACTTCAATAAACTATGAAGGCGACTTTATGTCTGGCATCTCCCTCTCTAAGTTATCTTTAACTGAAGCGAATGACGCGAGATTTGAGAGGGGGGGAGTTACTACTATCAGAAATAACGCACCAATATATTACAGCAAACCAAGGTTGCTTGGTGACTCTGATATGGAATTGGATGCTCAATCTGCAAACGGTCCGTCAATAGTTATGTCTGCTAATATGAAAAGCACGATAACATCTACTTTCGGTAACACGACTCCACAGCAACAAGCAGATGGATATGTGTCTGATGTTTCGCCTATCATTGACCTACAGAAATGTAACTTTACTATGCAGAACTTCCAGATAGATAACCAAGTTGATAGTGCAGGAGAGTCTGGTAACGCAGTGCAGAACAAACCGTTCTTCTTTGTCCCTGAGACAAATCCACAATCTGGTTCAAGTCCATCAAAGCAGATCACCAAACCTGTTGTTCTTGATCTAGCAGCAAGTGGTATCAAGGTGTTTGTTGATATCAACAAACCACCATCTGCATCCTTTGACCTCTACTATCGTTTGGCAAATGGAGATGCTGATATCTACGGTGTCACTTGGGTAAAGGCGACCCCTGATAACAATCCTCCAGATGATAAGTTTGAGGCGTTAACATACGATCCTCTAGACCTTTTCTACTCTGAGTATCGTTATCTTTTGGGTGGCGTTAATGGTGATCTTGATGACTTCACATCCTTCCAGTTGAAGGTTGTTATGAAGACCACAAACACTTGTGAGATTCCAGTGATAGGATCGATCCGCGCAATCGCACTTATATAATGAGTTCGGATTATAAAAAAGTTGAGGGACACGCCCACATTGTAAAAGATGTGGAGCGTGGAACCATACTAAATACTAATGTTAATGAGATTAATGCTGCTCGTAAAAGAAAGGCATCCAAACTCAAAAGCAAAGTAGAAAGCATTAAAATAAAAACCGATATCGATAATCTTAAAGAAGATATGGAAGATATCAAGTCACTCTTAAAACAATTATTAGAGAAGTAATATGGCACTAATAGATTATCCAGATTTCTTAACGACTGATACAATGAATCAGCAAGTCACTAAACTTGTTGATTTAGTTGCAGATGTTGATTCTAATAACACTTCAATACTTACTACCATTACAGATTTTAGAGAAATCTTTAACGCCACCACCGTTACTTGGAATTATGCTGGCACTGTTACAACTGACGCAGTAGGTATTGTATTAAATCCAACTTCACTTTTTGATGTTAATACTGCCACCGTAGACATCGCTGCAAGTGATAGTGCTAACTTTGCTGGCAGTAGCGTTTATCTAAATGCTGTAGGAGCGAGTGGTAATATTGTTTTAGAGTCAAAAGATAACCAGTCCAATGTCACCTTGAATTCAAACGGCACTACATACGGAATATTGAGAAACAACGGCAGCAACCTGACAATTAGATCGGGTGCTAATGATGTCATAGTTCTTGACGGAACAAACGGAACAAATGCAACCTTCACAGGAACAATCACTATGCCTAGCGCCAGCGTCAACACCACAGCAAAAGACGTAGCAGGGGCAATCAACGAACTGAAAGCACTAATAACTTCTCTTCAAAGTCAAGTCAATAACCTCTAATTATT